CTCCACTTTGTCTTGTCTGCCCAAAAAGCTGCTGACATTTTACCTTTGGCAATATTTTTAGCGTGTCTAGCCTTAAAACTTTTGCGTTTTGCTTTATCTGCCATACTTTCGCCCTTTCTTGGTGGCTTTGTATCTGCGCCCTGCGCTCCAAATCTAATTAATTTTACTTTATCGCCTTCTTTTGCAAGGACAACATGAGATTTTGTTGGGTGTGATGGGGTTCTCTTTGGTTTGTTAAAACCAGATAATCCAAATCTTTTCAGTCTTGGGTCACTCATTTGCCCTTCCTCTTCATTGCCATATTATGTGCTTCAGTAAATGAAACCCCTTCTCTCATCTTGCGTTTCATATATTCCATGTGAGCCTTTGTGTGACCATGAGCCTTTTGATGCTTTGCAAGTGTGTTCTTTTGTCTGGTAGTAAGTCTCATCTTCTTTTTTGGTATTTGTTGTAAATAGCTGCGTCTGCTGTTCTTGCTTTGTCACCTCTCATATAACTATTTACCCTTCCAAAAGACCAAGCTTGCATTGTGACATTTCTTGAGCCACCAGATAAATATGCTCCTTGTCCTTTGCGATAAACCTCCGCAAGTTCACCATAATAAAACCTTGTACCATCAGCTTTTTTCTTAAGAGCTTTTTTTACGCTTTCGCTTAGTGGTTTTCTTCTTTTTCTTTGTGGTGACATTTTGAGCAACTCTTGATTTTTGTACAGCTTTTATATCAATATACTCTCCTTTTCTATAAGCTTCGGCAGTTCGCTTTATCTCAGCCGCTTTCGCAGCCCTGTTTTTAGAACCAGACAAGTATTTTTTTGCAATACCTGTCTTTTTGTCCTTTGGAACTCGCCTTAGTTTTCTAGTCACTTCTTAGTTTTCTTTTTAGCAGTGGGCTTAGTTTCTTTGGGCTTTTTTGTTTCCTCTTCGCCCTGCACTTTAAAAATATATCCCATTACTTTTTGCCTCCTTTCTTTTTCTTCTTTGTTCCTTTGGGCTTCATTGATCCTTAGTCTGCAAAGTATTTATCTACTAATTTTAAATCTTTCTCATTTTCAGCACCAGCATATAAAACTTCTACTAGCTCACCAATAAGCTCTTTGTCCTCTCCCTTTGCTTCATTAATTAAAGACAGCAGTTTTCTAGGTGCGTCCCTTGACTCAGGAAAACTCCCAGCAACCTTTAATGCCTGTTCCTTTAGTTCCATTTTTCGACTACTTGTAATGAAGCATCAAGAGTTTCCTCTATCCATTTATAGGCAGAGGGTGATGCTTTCTTTAATTCTACAGGAGAAAAGATATATTGAACAAATGTTTCTGCAAATCTTTCTTTATAGTTTCCTGTACCATAAGCACTAGGTATCCAGTCATAAGAATCTAATTTATTAAGGTTATTTGTGTAATGAACTTGATGCCCCATTTCATGCACATAAGTTTTGAGCCAGCTAGTACCCTCGTCAAATCTACCTTTTCCATGTGCTGACCAGTAATTACTTCTGTCCCAATTAGGATTATTTTGATTATTTTTTGCGTAGTTGACAGCATCTTTCACATCATTTTGCATTTGTTTTACACTTTTGATTGCTTTTTGTTTACCTTTGGCTTTTAAAACAATGTGGTTTGAACCTTTAATTGTCATGCCGTTCATTGTTTTTCTACCTTTACCCCCTGCTGTAAAATATTTTTTTGCCTCAAAAGACATAAAACGAAAATCGTTTTTTTCTAAAGCTAATTCCATGCCCCTATAAGTATCTGTAAACCCGATAACATTTGAATTTTTAAGAGATCTTTGAATACTTTTTTTGAATTGTGGATTATTTAAGAAATAATCATACTTTTGCCTACCAGCCCTAATATTACCTTCTCTTGCATTTGACCAGTTACAAAATACTTGTTTCTTTTCTACAAACTGTCTTAATTTTCTTGCGTTTTCCCCTGCAAGTCCTTCCATTTCGTCCATCAAATCAAAAGCTTTGTTTACATCAACAGCTTTAACTTTTCCAGTAGGTGAAACACCCTGTAGTTGTGCAATCGTTGGCTGTAATGGATCTCTTGCTTTTATTGCCTTGAGTTCTGCCTTTGCTTTTCTTTCAGCAGCCCTAGCAGCTTTTAGTGTTTCCTCAAGCTTATCCTGATTAGTGATAGTAACAATTGGTTTGGGAGTTTTTGTTTTGATAGTTATGTCTCTAGGCTTGCCATACAATCTCTCCAAGTCTTTCAAACTTCTCTCACTGCCATCTGTTCTTATCATTTTCCGCAAAGCTGCCTGTCCAGAACCTTCTCTCTTTGCAAGCTTTTTAAAAAAATTTACCTTGCCTTCATTACCTAAAGTTTTAACTTGCAGCTTTCTATCTTGTTGCAAAAGCCAGTTGCCGTATGGTGTTCCCTGTGGAACTCTTCCTTCAATACTTGGTCTGGTATCAAGTTTAGTCGCTGGTGGTTTTTCAAGCGTTGGATATTTTTTTTGCAAACCATCAAAGTCAACAACAGGGACAGTAGTTGATCGACAATTAAAGTGTTGAGGTGGTGTAGGGCCTTTGTTGTAATCAAATATCTGACCATCTAACCTCTGACATATCGGACTTGTTCTAGAGTCTAGCGTTGCAACATATTCATATTTTGGTGCAACCTTTTTATTTGCGGCATATACAGCCTGTGATGCCTGATTTGTAACTTGATTGACAGACGTTCTAACAATAGTTGAGATTTGATTATTAGCTACTTTGGTAAGTTCTCCTCCAGCAAGAGCCAACTGTTTAACAGATAAAGGGCCAAAGTCCGCAAACTCAAGCCTACCAACAAGTCTCCTAGTAATTTGGTCTAGTGACTCACCAGCAAACACTCCTGATCTAACCGCCAAATCTAATCTTTCTGCCGAAGATTCTGCTAAACCTCTAAATGCTTTGCTTACTGTTGTGCCATTTGGCAGCCTAATTGCAGCCCCTTGCGTAGCAGTAAGACTGAATTTACCAGAACCAAAGTTAACAAAATTATCTTCTGTAAAAGCTTTACTTGTAAAAATATTTACTTTTGATGGGTCAGTCATAATCACCGACTCCGCATACTTGGGACTTATGGCAACGCTATTTATAGGCACATCACCAGATGCTGTTACCTTTTTCAATTCGTTTTCAATAAAATCTTTCTGCAATATCGTTACCCCTTGAAGTTCTTTTTTAAAATCAATTGCAGATTTGGTTGACCATGTTGCAAGACTATCTTTTGATTGTTTAATTATTGCTCTAAGTCTTTTTCTTGTCTGAGGTGCGATAATTACAGGCTGAACACCTTTTTTTGCAGCCTCTTCAATAGCTTTTGTTTGCCGTATATTTATAGATTTAAGCTCTTTTGCTGCATTTAAAATAATTTCGTTGTAAGTGACAGCATATTTTTTTGCAACAGAGTTACTATATCTATTTAGATCAATAGTTTCCCTAAAAAATACCTCTGGAGTGTCCATCTATCATTCTTCCTCTTGCTCCTCTGGATCTGGGTCAGGTTCTTCTGGTGGCTCTACTTCTGTAAGACCTCCCGACTGTGTGCTTTCTATCTCCTCTTCAATATCAAAATCATCTGGCAAAACTTCACCTGTAGATAATTGCTTAAGTAGTGTTTCCTGACTAATAGTTCCAGCAGTAAACAATGTGAGCAATGATGTTATCTCCTGTGGTTCTAGTCTTGCACTTACAAAGTCTCTATTAACAAAGCTACTGCCAGCATTAGGTTCATTGAGATATTCGCTATGAAACTTCAAACAGTTATCAATAAGGTCTTGCATTTGCTGTGCTATAACCATCATTGTGCTGTCATTCTGTGATCTATCTATCCTCTTAGCCTCTGCTGACTCGCCTACTAACTTCTGTCCAAGCACTGCGGCTAGTGACAATGTATTGATCTGTTCTGCAATATCTTTCAGTCTTGTGAACTGACTGTCATAGCTATCACCTGATGGAGAAATATATTCCATTCTGGATTCTGGTGGCAATGATAGTGCCTCATTAGGGCCTGTTGTTATTTCATCTGCATTTGGATAACCAAAGACTGCAAGCATAGGAACAGAACTGATATGCAAAATATTATCTAAGTCAGACTGTATCTGATAATGCTTGAGGTTTAGTTCTGCAATGTCATACAAGGGACTGCGGCTTTCGTAGTATCCAACTCTGTTGGAGTAAGCAATAGCAAAAGGAATCTTGTCTTTAAGGCTCATTTCACCTTCATCAAACAATTTATATTCACCTTTCTTTTCATCTTTTCTATGAATCTCATATCTGCCCCTTTCTAATACCCTGATCTGTTTAATGATCTTGTCACCATACTTTCCATCTGGTTCAACAACCTGTTCCAATAGACGCAACTGTGTGAGTTGCCTTATGCCATCTATAATCTCACTCCTAAATCCAAGTATATCTTTCGGTGTGTACGTCACCCAATAGGGTCTGGCCTTGTCCCCTTCTTTCGGTGCATCTACTAATACTCCAACATGACCAAAGCTAATAGCTAATCGGGCTGTGTTATACAGCCACACGTTCAAATCGTTACCCTCAAGGTCAACATCAAATAACTGTTCTCTCACCAAGTCAGATACATCATCTAGTCTTACTGGCTTCCTGACCAACATACCTGAGAGCATCTTCTCGATTCGTTGGAGGTATGGCACTACAGTCGATCTGCTGAGTCTGACATCATAACTATCGTCTGTCTCGCGACTTTCTTGCGGTAAATACTTTCTATGTTCACTCCTGATTTTGTATGTTCCTTCCTTCAAATCTGTTATCAAATCCCAAAACTGACTCATTCTCTGGTAGGCCGCATTAGGGCTTGCAACTGTGGTGGCAGCTTGTGTTATGGGTTGATTGTAAATATTTAGTGAGCTATACACAGTTTTGCCTCAATACTATCATGTTCTTAATATATTCTAATCCCTGTAGCTTTGCCCGACCTAGCAAAT